CCTTCACTTGTCACAGATAATTTTAGAGTCTTTGCGGCTGAACAGTTTATCGAGTCTCTAGCAGAACCATTCTCAGATGCTTCAAATACTCAAGAGGCAGATAATTCTGCTAAAGCACAGGCTTATAGAAGTAAGATTTACCTTTTTACTGGTAGACCTCAAAGTTGGACACTAGAAAGATACAGTGGTGTATCTGGAGTTAGTGAACTTGCTCCTCCAACTCCAAATGATTCATTCGATGATATGAATGAAATATATGATGATATGATTGCTATGAAGAGAGTATCATCTACGGATGTTTCTAAAGTAATTAAGAGAAACACTTGGAAGACTGGACTTAAGTATGATATGTTTAAGAATAATTATACACCAAGTAATCTTTCTGTTAACGGTCAATCAAAGTTATATGATGCACAATTTTATGTAATCAATAGTAATTACCAAGTTTATAAGTGTATATTTAATGGAGAAAGTCCAACTAATCCAACTGGAAAGGTATCTACAGTAGAACCAACTGGAACTACTACATCGATATTTGATACTTCTGATGGATATCGTTGGTTGTATCTATACACTATTAATATTTCTGATTATATTAAATTTGTTTCTAGTGATTTTATTCCCGTAAAGACTGATAATGCAGTAAAAACTGCAGCTGCAGCAAGAGATGGGGCGATTGAACAATTATTGGTAACTGCTTCTGGTAGTAGTATAAGTCCAGGCACTTATTATTGCCCTATACTTGGTGATAATGATACTGGTACAGCCTCCAATAAAGCTATAGCAACTATTGTAGTTCCTAATACTGGTTCTAATTCTGGTAAAATTGATTCTGCTACATTACATCAGATTGGTAAAGGTTATACTCGTGCTACAGTTTTACTAACTGCTGGTTATGCAACTGCCGCAGCTGCGATTGCAAGAAGTGGATCTACAACCTCCTTGAGTGGAACTGTACAGGCTATTATTTCACCTCCAGGCGGTCATGGTGCAGATACATCACTTGAACTTGGTGGTTATCGTGTAATGATCAATAAGAGTTTAGAATTCCTAGATGGAAGTGGAGACATCCCTGTAGACTCTCAATTCAGAAGATATGGATTAATATCCGATCCTGTTGTTGCAGGTGCTACAACGGATCTCATAGATCCTACAGTGACCGCTTGTAAAGCTATTAAGTTTGCATCATCTACTTCAGACACATATACTGCTGGAGAAATTATTACTCAAGCAACTACTGGTGCTAAAGGTAGAGTTATTCATTGGGATACTGTTAATAAAGTTCTTAGATATTATCAGAATGAATACATTGATCAGACTCAAGCTGGTACTAATACATATCAAGAAGTTGCTTTTACTGGTGCAAATGCAATTACTGGTGCTACTAGTAACACTGTATTAACACCAGATGTATCTCATGGTACTGCATCATCTGGTATTGCAGCTAGTTTATGGACTACTGGTTATGCAGGTTCAGAAGTTAAAAAACACAGTGGAACTGTTATCTATACAGAAAACAGAAAAGCAGTGAACAGGTCTAACGACCAAATTGAAGACATCAAATTAGTTGTCGAATTTTAGGATAAATACTCAAAAGAAATACCTTATTTAAATGGAAGTTACTAATCTAAAGATCTCTCCGTATTTCGATGATTTTGATCGGTCAAAAAATTACCAAAAGGTTCTTTTTAAGCCAGGATTTTCAGTCCAGACACGAGAATTAAATACAATCCAATCAATTTTACAAAATCAAATTGATAGGTTTGGGTCGCATGTTTTTAAGGATGGATCTGTTGTAATTCCAGGCAATATAAATTATGGTGTTAGTTATAAAGCAGTTTTAATACAACCTTTAGTTAATGGTATCTCAGTAGAGACATTAAGAACTGCTACATTTAAAGAAGGTACAGAATTAACTGGGTTGACATCTGGTGTTAAAGCAGAAGTTGTTAACTCTATAAGTGCATCAACTTCAGAGAAAGATACTATTACTTTATATGTAAAATATACTTCAGGTGGTAATATAACAAATGATGTACAGGCCTTAGAGTTCCAGAATAATGAGGTACTTCAAAATTCAGCTGGTACATCTGTAGCTGTTACTGCTGTTCAAAATGCTTCAGCATATACAGGATCTTCTGCTACAATTAATGCAGGTGTATATTTCATTAGAGGATATTTTGTAGAAGTAGCTACACAAACAATTATTCTTGATCAGTATAACAATAAACCATCATATAAAGTTGGTCTTCAAGTAAAAGAAAGTATTGCAACTACATCTGATGATGATACTTTATATGATAATGCACTTGGTACTACAAACTACGCATCTCCAGGCGCTGATAGATTAAAAATTACTGCAACTTTAACGAAACAGAATCTATTAATAACAGATAATGCCAATTTTATTGAATTATTAAGGTTGGAAGATGGAGAACTAACAAAACAAGTACAAAATTCTCTTTATAGTGAATTAGAAAAGAATTTAGCAAGAAGAACATATGATGAATCTGGTCATTATAGTACTAATCCATTTGGTGTTAAGATAAAGGAAGCATTGGATGATGGTGTAAATGGAGGTATATTTTTACCAGGCTCAAAATTAGAAGATGGTAGAACTATTGTTGATGGTAAACCTTCATCATCAGACCCAACAAATTCTATTAATGGTAATGATTATTATGCTGTTGAATTATCTGAAGGTAAAGCATATGTAAAAGGATTTGAGGTATTATCAAATAGAAAACAATATAAAATTGTAGAAAAACCAAGAAAAACTATTACTAAAGAAAATAAAGGATTCTATACAAACATAGGATCATATTTCAAATTAGATACTAGTAGTAATGCTTTTACTAAAGGTGGTTTAGGTTTTGGTGCTGAATTGACATTGAGAGATGTAAATAATCTTGATATTGGTAGAGCAAAAGCTTTCGGTATTACTGATACTGATAATACGTCCACTGACCCAATTAGATTATATGTAGGTGATGTTAATTTATTTACAACTATAACTCTTAATCAAAATGTAAGTGTTTCAGGATTGACTGATGGTGATTTTATAACTGGACAAAGATCTGGTGCTACAGCATATGTTAAGAGTGTAAGTGGTACTAGTATTACGGTATATCAAGTTACTGGTACATTTACAACTGAACCTCTAAATCAAAGTAGATATACTACAGGATCCAATCCAAATATTACTGCTATTGCAGCTAATAAGTTAGAAGATGCTAGAAAGGTAACATCGGGTAGTGGAGCTAATTCATTCTTAGGTACAATATCACAAGATACAGTTAATTTAACTGGTGCTTCATTTAAGATTGCTGGTACTGCTTTTACTGGTATAGGATCTAATTTTGTTAATGAATTATCTAGTGTATCTAAAATAAGAATTGGTAGTGTTGATCATGAAGTTGGTGCTATTGGTAATGCAGCTGCATTAACATTAGATGCTTCTGGTGTTAATGGGACATATTATGATGTTAAAAAATATGTTACTAAATTATATAAATCTGATACTGGTTTAACATCTAAGGTATATACAAACCCAATTGCATCAACAACGGATTATAGTCATTATACTTCAGGATATCTTACTGGTCAGACTTCTGATGGTTCTGGAGAATATACTCTTACCGTTGCTGCTGGTGAAGTAATAGATAAAGATAGTGTTTTTGTGTTAGGAGCATCTGCAAGAGATTCTGTTATTACAGTAACTAATCCAGATGCAAATTCTCCAAATATAGTTAAGATAGCTGGTTTAGGAAATAATACTACTAATATTAACATATATTGGAAATCTAGAGTATCATTATCTAAGATTAAGACAAAGAATACAAAGTCTTATAATATATTTCAGGTAACTAAGAATAAAGATGCTAGTAATCATGGATATGGAACTAGATTTGTTGATAAAGATATATCTTTAGGAAAACAAGATGTATTTAAGATTCATGCTATTCATGAAGGAGTAGTTGAAGGTACTACCGATGCGAGTGTGTTATTTGATTCACTTAAATTAAATTCATCCCTTAATATAAATGTAGGTGATCTTATAGTATCTGGTTTAATTAGGGCAAGAGTTATAAGTAAAGGTTCTGATAATTTAGTATATATTAAATATATTAGTACAACAAAATTCCAGAGTGGTAATAATCTTGCAATCTCAGTTGATGTACCAAGTAACTCAGTTGCAGCGGGTATATTTATTAGAGAATCTACATATGGTAGATATAGAGATATAACCGATAATTTTATGTTGGTAAAAAATGATACTGATAATTTCTATAGACCATCTAAGTTAGTAAGAAAAACAAATGCTGCAATACCTACACAACAAATTGTAGTTGTATATGATTACTTTGATCATGCGAATTTAAATAATGACTTTTATTCCCAAGAATCATATAGTACAACTTATGGGGATACTCCACTAGCATATACATATAATTCATATGCAGATTTAATAGATTTTAGATATCTCATAGATAATAATACAAGTGGTTCTGGTACTATTGGAACTCCTTATAAGGATAATAATACAAATCCATTATTACTGGATGGTAAAACTATAGCAACTTCTCAAAAATTTGTTTGGCCTGGTGAATTATTAACTCTTGATTATTCATTCTATTTGGGAAGAATTGATAATGTATATTTAACACCAGCTGGTGATATACAAGTTGTTAAAGGTGCTGATTCTATAACTCCATTAGAAACTGATGATGATTCTATTGGATTGCATTTAGCAACATTAACTTTACCACCATATCTTAAAGATGTTAGAGATGCTTCTATAAAAATAGAAAGGAATAGAAATTATACCATGAAAGATATTGGTAGATTAGAAACAAGATTATCTAATGTTGAAAACTATTCTTCATTAAATCTATTAGAAAATAATACAGCTAATTTAAATATTCTTGATGGGGAAGGTAGAAATAGATTTAAAAATGGATTTGTAGTAGATAGTTTTATTAATACTGATGTTGCTGATCTATCTAATCCAAATTATACTGCATCTATTGATTTAGATAAGAATCTAGCAAGACCATATCCATATGTAACTGGTATTGGTTTTTCATATAATACATCAAGTACAACTAAACTAACATCTGAACAAACAGGTAATACATCTGGATACATAACTATTCCATATACAGAGACATCTTATATTTCTGCTGAATATGCTAGTAGAGTAGAAAATTTACAGCCATTTGAAGTATTCACTTGGTTGGGTGAAATGGAAATTATTCCAAAGAAAGATATTTGGTATGATACAGTAAGAGAAATTAAAGAAGGTCAGAACATTAATCTTGTAGATAGTTATAAATTCCTTTGGGATGAAATAGGTGCAGGAGCTGAAGAATGGGGTAATTGGACTGAAACAGATAGAACTAGAACAACTCAAGGAGGTAGAGCTGGTAATACTATAAGTGAAGTTAGAAGTGGTAATCAAGATGTTCTTGGGTCATTGAATTTTGATTTAGAAAGTGGTGATACGATTGATAGTGTGTTAGATATTAAATTTAGTAGGTCTAGAGTACTTAGTGTTAAAACTGAAAGTTTAAAACCAAATACTAAATTCTATTTCCATATAGATGATGTAAATGCAGATAATATAGCATATCCTAAATTATTAACTGGACTGACAAATAATAATGGTGTTTCTTTTGTTATAGGAGAAACAGTTGAAATAACACCAATTTATGATGATGATGTTACACGACCTCAAGTACTTGAAGGAATTAGAGCTACCGTACAGAATCCAAATGTATTTACAAATCTAACTCCTACATCTGATTTTACAAATGCATATACAGGTTCTACTAATAGTTTAGCAATTGATAATATTAGATCTTTAGATGATTCTGATATAAATCCTGGCGAGATTGGTGTTAAGTTTAGAATTAGCGGATTGAGTTCTGGTGCTATAGTAGAGTCTTTGACTCAACAGACCCTTAAATCTAACGAAACTGGGATATTAGAAGCATTTGTTTTACTTCCCCCTAGAACATTTGAAACTGGTGATCTTACATTCTCTCTTGCTGATGATATTAATAATATAAAGATTATAGGACTTAGTGGGTCTTATGCATCTAGTAATTATTATACTCAAGGATCTACAATAAATGTTACTGCAACTATTACTTCATTAGAAGTTCCTGAAGTTACTAATGTTGCACTTAATGATTCTAGAACTTTCTTTGTTCCTGATCCTCCCCCAAACAACCATTGTGACCCACTTGCTCAGTCATTTTTTGTTAATGATAAAGGTGGTGTATTCTTAAGTTCTATAGATCTTTTCTTCTATAGTAAAGATACTACAGCTCCAGTTACTATAGAAATAAGAACTGTTGAAAATGGTGTTCCAACTGATATTATAGTTCCATCTGGTAAAGTAACAGTTCCTGCTGCTTCAGTTCAGATATCAGATGATGCTAGTAAATCAACAAGATTTACATTTAAGAAACCTGTTTATCTAACAGATAAAAATGATTATGTATTTGTGGTTAAGAGTGTATCAAAATCATATAATGTATGGGTTTCTAGATTAGGTGAGAAGGATGTTTCTACTGGATTTGTAATTGATAAACAATCAGCTGTAGGAGTATTATTCAAATCTGCTAATGATAGAACTTGGATATCAGATCAATATGAAGATATTAAGTTTACTTTAAATAGATGTAAATTTACTCCAGATACAAGTTATACAGCTATATTAAATAATAAACCAATTCCTCTATCATCTCTACCTAATAGTGCATTTACATTTACCAATAATACATCGGTAATTAATGTTAAACATCCTAATCATGGTATGCATACAGTTGGAGATAAAGTGACATTTAGTAATATTATATCAGATACCATGAATGCTAAATTAACTACATCTCTTACTGCTAATTCTACAGAAGTACTTTTGACAGATATTTCTGATATTGCTTTTAATGTTAGTACTACTAAGTGGTGGAATTCAATGGATAATCAGCCTGTATCAGAAACAAATCTAGGATATATTAAGATTGGTGATGAAATAATTTCATATACTGGAACTACTACTACTGGATTAACTGGTTGTGTACGTGGTGCATTGGATACAACAGTATCAACTCATAGTAAAAATGATGTTGTTCAATGTTATCAATTGAATGGTATTCCATTACAACAATTAAATACTACTCATACAATAACTGCTGTTACTAATATGGATGAGTATCAAGTTACAGTAACAAATAAAGCTAACTCTAATCTACAGAGTGGTGGAAATAAAGTTCTTGGATCTAGAAATCTTACATATCAATCAATAGAACCAAATTTTAGATCTTTTGTTCCTATAGAAACGACAGCTAATTTTAGTATAGATAGTTTGACAGGTAAGAGTATTGGTAATGCTACTCATATTCCTTATATTATAAAGACTAATGAATCCATTGAAAATAATGTAGAGAATATCCTTAATGAACCAAAGTTGATTGCTTCTGCAACCACTATTAATGCTAATCCATCATTAGCAAGTCTTTCAGGTACGTTAAATACTAATATTGAATTATCTACAACAAATGATAGATTAAGTCCTACTATTGATTTAGAAGGATCTTCTATAATTACTATTTCAAATAGAATTATTAAAGAAACTCTTGCAAATGGTACTTTAGATCTGTCATCAGAATTACTTCCAAAAGGTGGTAAACATTCTTCTTATATTACTAAGAAGGTTGTTTTAGAAAATACTTCTACATCCGTTAAAGTTTTATTTGATGGTATAAGAAATTCATCTAATGAATTTAAAGTATTTGTTAAAACTAGAAGGGATTCTGATCCTGGCGATTTTGATGATATGAGTTATGTAGAAGTTCCATCTATTAATTATCCTTCTTCAGAAACCAAGAGTCAATATAGGGCTTTTGATTTTGAAATAAAAGATTTGAGTGAATTTAAAGAATTTAGTGTGAAAATTGCTATGATAGGTAATGATCAGAGTGACATTCCTAAGATCAGAAATGTAAGATGTTTAGCACTTGCGATTTAGTATGAAAAAGATGAAAGTTGAAGGACATCCTAATTTAACGAGGGATACTTCTTCTAAAGCAATTATAAACAACAATACTGATGATTACAACGCTTATATGACTTCATATAAGCATAGACTGTCTGAAAAAGACAGATTATCTTCCGTAGAGTCTGATCTACATTCGTTAAAAACTGAGATCAACGAGATCAAAAATTTGTTAATCAACCTAAATAACCATTAGGTTATAAATAAATATAAGCGATAAACCCGTATGGCCGCACAACATAATCTCTATATTGATCAAGGAGCAGATTTCTCCGCTGAAATTGGAATCTATGATGATTTCAATGCACTCTGGGATTTGACTGGCTATTCAGGTGCAGCTAAAATGAAAAAATCTCATTATAGTTCAACTTCTCATGCGTTTACAGTTTCCATTGGTACTGGTAAAGTGACTCTTTCGATGACTGCAGCTGTTACAGCTGCTATTACTGAGGGTAGATATCTTTATGATGTCGTTATTACAGCAGCTGGTGGTACTAAAACGAGAGTGATTGAAGGTCTTGTAACAATCAACCCAGGCGTAACATGAATACAAAAGTTACTGTATCTAATCGACCTAAAGTACTGACTGTTTCTTCAGCTGGTGTTACTGGTTTAGGGAACCTTACAGACGTTAATCTTGCTGGTGCCGCTGATGGTGCTGTCCTACAATATGATGCAAACTCTGCTTCTTGGAAGGCTGAAAATGTCGTTGAAAAAGCAGGTCTTATTATAACAGGTGGAAATTTCTAAATCCAATCAGGTATTAAAAAATGGCAACTAGAATAAAAATTAAAAGGTCGAGCGCAAACCCAACCGCTACACCGTCATCGGTACTGGGCCAAGGTGAACTTGCCTACGCTGAAGGTACTAGTACGTATACTGACGCTCAATCAGCAACAGTTACATCGTATGGTAA